TTATAGTTTCAGAATAAGAATAGGAAGGCAGCAAGAGCACCCAAGCCATAGGTAGTAGTTTTCTTAACATCTATTTTCTCCGACTGTTCTAGTTCTTCTCTAGTAATATCTACGTGAGACTCCCATCCTAGTCTAGCAGCATCTCCAATTTGTCCATTATAGGGACACGGAGTACCCGCATGTAGCATAGCATCAAACACTTTTGAGTCTTGACACATAATAGATACAGCAGCTACTTTCATACCCATATCGTACATAACTTTTGCATTTTTAAGACGAATACAATTATCTTCAGTATATGTAGTACCTGCAGAAATTCCGAGTATTTGTGTTTGAACAGCTCCTGCAACACCTATAGTACACGAGTCAGAATTACTACCTGCACTAAATTGAGGTGAGATAGCTGAAGGAGGAGGTTGTGTTATAGTGGTGTTCATATTACCTTGTGAAGTAATATTACTATCGCTAGTAGAATCAGTAAAAATAGTATCGTTTATGCCTTGAGCTGTTGCAGGCGTTAAACTACTTAGTAGTGCTATCAGCAATAGGGGTATCAGTCGCATTTAAGCTCTCCTTATTACCCCCCGTAACTTCTTTATAGTATTTTAAATTATTCTGTTGTGCGGCTATATATCTTTTTAATTCTAACATATTAGTAGAAAGTAATTCATAATCTTTTACTCGAAGTCCATAGTATATGGTGTCATCTATATTTAATACTTTCCACGTTATATTAGTAAGTTTTATAGGTGCTGGCGCAGGGGGCTGAGCAATAGCTATCTCTATAGGCTTACTGAATATCTCTATAGGTTTAACGGCGTTGCTGCAACTACTGAGCAGAAAGGTCGATAAAACTAGTAAAAAGATCTTTTGTGCCATTATTTATCCTAGTCTCTATTAATCCTGGTTTACGCTTACTTAATTCTTCTAAATCGTGTTTCATTAATTTAGTAGATAAGGCTTCTTTTTCAACACTTAAAGTTTGGTTACTAGCAGAAAGACTTGTTAAAGCTGCTGCCTGTAGTTCAAAACTTTTTTGCATAGCTTCCATAGTAGCTTTTTGAGTCTCTATAGCTATTTCAAGTTTTGCGTTATTTTCGGTAAGCGTTCTTATTACTCCTTGTGAATACTTATAGTACCACGAAGAAGCCACAGTAGTGCTTATTAATAAAGCTATTAATATCATTGATATTTTCATCCACATAAGTATATTATATACTTTTTAGATTACTTTACCAATATTTTTTATTTCTCAAAATTTTGAGACCAATATGACTTCTAAGTGACTATTAACAAGAGTAAAGTGTTAACTAAAATTCTTTTTAGTATGAACTTTACGTTTATACCAATCAGTCCTATCTGCATCCATGATAGTTCTATAATTTTTTACACTTCGTAGTTCAACCGCATCTAAATTGGTAATGTTTTCAATCCAATCAGCTCTTTGTATCGGAATAACTTGGCACATAGGAGTACCTGCTGGAAGTAATATAGGTTCACCGCCAGGAGTTAACTCAGTATGTAAAAAGGGAATATTAACTACATTTTTAAAGCTATCAGTATCTACTAGTCCTGCTAGTGATATAATAGGTAGTTCAAATCTGTTTAATGGGGGTAAAAATAATAAAGAGTAGTTGGGAGGAGTAGATATTCTCCAAGGATTCATATATTTAAGTATATTCATATGTTCAAAAGGAGAACCTGGAACTTGCCAAGTACCATGCTGTTCTATAGGAGGATGCTTGAGCATATCTTCTTTATGATTTTCGTCTAGGTATATAACATCAAGCTGTCTATCTTCTCGTAGACTTAATACAATGTCCATGTGCGTTAATATAGTATACCCAGCAGTCATAGCGTCAAGTACTGGTATGCATTTTTTAATAGTAGGATCTATTTTATTATCTTTACTCGTGTTATGAGTAGGCATTTTTTTTAGCCACTCAGGTAACAGCTTCTTAGACGGCATAGGAGGTACTATATACTGATGTTTAAAGTCATGTATAAGGTGAAATTCTATAACTTTTTTCATAAATAGCCTACATGTTATTTAGGTGGTTGTTTTACAGAACCTTTTGGACCTGCCCATAATACTTTATCTGCCCAATAAGCAGCACTCATTTTGCCTTTAGCAATATTTTTACCATGTCTTGCTTTAAAACTAGCTCTGGCTTCTGGAGAATAATTATGCCCCATAGAAGAATCTCCAAAGTGAATAAGTTTTACTTTATCTCCATCTTTAGCTAAGACCATACCTTTTTTCTCTTCACGATCTGATCTGCGTGGTTTATTATAACCATCAAAAGTTTTACCGCGATATTCAATTTTACCGCTAGGTAAGCGTCTCACTCCTGGTTTTTCCATTTTTATATCTCTCCTCTATACCCATAAGCACATCCCATTGAGATTGGGTAAGCTGTGGGTGTTTAACTTGGGCTTTCATACAACCAATAATAAAGGCTTTTTCTTTATCAGTCAAAGGATTATTATCAAAAAATTCTTTTAGCTGTTTCTTAATTCTTCTCATTGAGTTTTCTTTCTATATTAAGTAGTCCAAAATATCTGTTCTTTTTCTATTCTATTAGTTATTTGACTCTCAGTTAATTTATTAAAATGATTAGACGGATAATTATTATATATATCTAATAATTCTTTAAAATTTAATATATTATCTGTTTTTTCTTTTAAAGTAAGTTTTTTTATAGGAAAAGCATCTGGAAGTAATAATCTATTATCTACTAGGTCTTGTATATAATAATTTATGTTAATATAGTTAGTTAAACTGCTTTTAGAGTAATTACCTAAATCTTTATCTCTTACATGTGAGAAATTAATTTTATTATAGTCTGTTATGGAATATTTATTATCAGGTAGATTAAATATATCTTTATAAGTATTATCTGTATTATATACTATGTCTTCATGATTAAGTTTTTTATGTACAGGGAAGTAAGTATCTACCCATATGTAAAAATATTCAAAGTATTTTAAAGATGCTATGAACTTATTTTTAGGTATAGCGTATGGCATAGTTGTATTTGCTAAGTATTCTTTTTTACTATAAACATTTAATTTACCATCGTTGAGAGTAGTATTACAATAGCTAATAGCTGATTCAAAAAAACATCTATTAATTACATAAATATCTGTAAAAAACATATTACAAAACTTTAGATAACTATCTTTATATTTTTCAAACTTTTTTACTGTACTAGGAGACACCCTAGCTACTACTGAGTTAGTACTTGTATTTAAAGTACCTATTAAAGAGTTTAGATCTGGACCAAACCTAGCTAAATCATCGTAATTTTTAGTAGTTATACCTTGCATATTTAAATATAAAGTAATAGACCTTTGAAAAAAAGCACTACCGACAAAATTTGGTGTTAAAATTAAAATTTTCTTTAATTTAGGTAAATAAGTAGACATTACTTATTATTTTCATCTTTATTAGGTAGATCATATATAAACGGGTCTAACTTAATAAGTTCTTTTTTCTTTTTTTGAAATTCTTTTTCAAACTTCCAGTCATAGTATTTTTCAAGTAGCCATTTATACATACGGATTCTCCTTTGGCGTAGTGCACAGCGTAATTCTTGGTTTATCGTTTAAATTCATTATTCTATGTTTATTATATGTTCGTAATAGGTAGCTATATCCATGCTTATATGCATACTTGTTATTTTCAAACTCTAAAAAACTATTTTCTGTTTGTATTGATGTTAGTATAGTAGAAGCAAATACATCGGTAGTTAAGTCTGAGTGCCAAGGTACTTGATTTTTAGGAGCTAACACAGATATATACATATTATTTATTTCTTTAATGCCTGTAAACTTGTATAGGGATTGTATCCATAAGTTTATTTCTGGAAATTGTGATAGCCAACGAGTATTTTTACTATCAGTTATTAAGTCTATACTCTTCCAAGGTTCATGGTTGTACCTAGTACTCCATAGTTTGCCAGCATTTTGATAAATAAAATGTATCTTAGCTATATTAACATTATCAAGAAGTGGCAACGGAATTTGCTTGCAATATGTCAAACTGCTGTCTCCTATACTTTAACTCAGATAAGAAAGGTACAGCACTTTTCTCAAATAGTTGTGGAGGCTTTCCATCTATACATATAGCTATAACAATATCTTGAATACCTGTACCATACATCTCATTGTGAGCTACAGCATACGCACAGCCTTGTAAGTAATAGTCTTTAATCTGAGTAGACTGTTTTGGTTTTTTAGAAGTTTTAAAATCAATAATAGCAGGTTTACCTTTCCAGATTCCTACCATATCTGTACGTCCTGCATACTTAATTTTATTACTCCAAAGTACTTGTTCTTGTCCCCATATCTCTTCAACACCCGTGCTTACTATGTTAATTAAGTCACGGCTCATTTGACGTACATCAGAAGGTACATTGTGTAAGGTATTTAATACCTTTTCACCATTAAAATGACGTTCTGCAATTTCGTGAACCCAAGTACCTCTGTCAGTAGCTTCTTTAGACACACGAGCAGCTTCTTCTTCTCCTACTCGATCTTTCCATGCCTGTAACCAAGCTTGATTAGCTGTTTTACCTAGTATGGTAGTAATAGAGGGGTAAGAGCCATCAGGAGTATGATAAGTTCTACCTGTAGGTAGAGTATCAGTAGCTACTTCAGTTATATAGTTGAATTTCTTTGAGGTCGTCCATAGTGTTGACAATAGGTTTTCCTTTTGCATTTAAACTAGTATTAAGTAATATTGGATACCCTTGTTCTCTAGTTAATTCTAAAACTCTGCTAAGATAGGCATTCTTTGTGTAATTTGTTATCTGTAATCTAGCACTTCCATCATTAGTAGTAAAATGTTTATTTTTAGATTTAGCTACATATAGCATTTCATAAGATTTTTTAGGTATATCAAAGTATAAATCTGCATCTTTTTCTAAACACACAGGAGCATAAGGTCTCCAACTATCGGTAGTTCGTTGTTTTATAGTATCTAACTTACTATAGTTATCTTTAAACGGTATGGTTAGAAAACTTCTATTACCTAAAGCTCGTGGCCCAAACTCTGCTCTACCTTTGATTATAGCAACTACCTCACCTTTTAACAATCTAAAAGCGCATTCTTCAGTAGTAATAGGGTTGTTAGACTCAATGCCTAAATAGGCGTTTTCCCAAAGTGGTCTATCAACTAGTGCAGCAGCTCCTAGAGCGCATCCGGCATCTCCAGCAGCAGGTTGAATAGCTATATCATAAAAAGGAGTATTAGTAAGTAATTTAGTATTTGCTACGCAATTTAAAGCTACACCACCTGCATAAGCTAAATTGGGTAGGCCAGTTTCTTTAAATAACCATTTAGCTAAATTAATTAAACACTCTTCTAACACTAGCTGTACACTAGCAGCTATATCCCAGTCTAAAACTCCTGAACCTATACCCCTAGTTAGATCTGGTAATACAGTATAATCACCCAGTTGTGTATTTACTACACGCTCTTTAATATAGTATGCCCACTTAGGAGTTCCATAAGCAGCCGCAGCCATTACTTGTGATTCATCAGATAAAGGAGTTAATCCTAAAAATTTTGTAGCTGTAGAATAGAATAATCCAAGCGAGTTAGGGTATCTGAATTGCTTTATCCAAGTAATCTCTCCGTGTTCGTATATACCTAAAGAAGTAGAAAATTTACCTCCTACAGTATCTACTACCATTACTGCACACTTGTCCCAGTCAGTAGTAAGTATAGAACTCATAGCATGAGCTTTATGATGATCTACTAATACTGGTGTAGCTTTAGTATATTTTTTTATATCTGTTTTAAACTGTTTATAAGTAGTTTCTTCATAAAATACAGCTTGATCAAAGTCATCATGAGCTTCGCGTAGCCAATAAATAGTATTCTTAGGAAAACTATTATCATATTTTTTACGGGAAAAACGCTCCTCATTAGAAGCTGCGATAATCTTACCATCTTTTATATAAGCTGCAGCGCTATCATGATGATAGCAACTTACTCCTAGTGTTCTCATCAAAGTACCTATTAAATGCTGTTTTTAAATGTTTTTTAGTTTTAGTGCTGTAATCAGGGCTTGCTATAAAATCTACTAGTGCCCATCTGTTTTTTTGTATTAGAGGTTGTATTCTGTGTACCATAAAACAAGGAAATAATACAGATTTTCCAGGTTTAGGATATATTCTAGCTAAAATTATACTAGGTTCAGGAGCTGAAAAGTCTGTTTGCTCAACTCTATCTCCTTCCGGAGTCCAAGAGCCAATCTCAAGTGGCTGACCATCAGTAAGATATATAATATGAGTCCAAAATCTTTTAGCTCTAGCAGTTGTTAATCGTTTATCTGCGTAGTCTAAGTTATCGAAGTGCCATTCATAGCCTTCTCCAGGCTTAAGTAATATAGCTTTTTTACCACCAATATCAGAATACCATTGATGCCCAAAATACTGAATATTATTTTCACAGTGTGTAACAATTTTGCTAGCAGCTTTAGCTACAGTATCATTAAAACCAACTTCTATAATATCTACCCAGTTTGGGTCAATGTAATCTTCCATCTGTCATATACCTCCGCCGCCAATAAAGGCGCAAATACTTGATGACCTGCTTGACTCATATGCCCTCTACCATCAGGAAATCTTTTTGTAAGGTCTCTCATATAGTATCGCCATATGCAGGGACTATCCTCAATTAGGGGATGATCTACCATATTAGGTCTGTAAATAGGTATAATCATTAAGTTATTAGCATTAGCTTCTCCTAATACTGCTTTTATGAAAAGCGCATTAGTACGTTCATACCAAGCCATACGAGTAAGTTTTTTAAACCAAAGATCTCTAGTAAGATCTCCCCATACATCTCCGTCACCCCAAGGATAAGGTAATATATAGTTACCGTTGCCCATAGGATCAGCACGATGATGATGTCCAATTAACCAAATAACCTTAAATCTATTGACAAGATCGTTAGATAGTATATACTCAGCTTGTGCGTCTAGTGAAATTCCCATATGTTCTTCACGGTTTTTTAAACCTAACATGTCAAATGCGGGTCTAGGTGCTTCTAATGAAGGTATAGACCATGAATTACCCACTACAAAGATATCCTGATTAATGCTCATTGTTTCCTGTGGTGACAGCTTTACACAAGGTGAAGGTCTTGAAAAACAAGAGCAAGCATATCCCTATATATTAGCTAATCAGTTAAAAGCTGAAGTTAAAAATCTTGCGCAAAGTGGCGCTTCTGAATATCTTATTACAGCACAAATAGAGCAAGCTGTCAAGTTAAAACCTAATTTAATTGTTATAGGACATACTAGTGAATATAGATGGCAAACATGGGATTTTAGAAATGATCAATGGCGAGGATTTTTAATAGCTAATCATGTATTAGAGAATGAAAAATATTATAGAAATTGGATTCTATCAGAGCAATTACTGTCTAATAAGCGCAAAAATACCAAAGAGCATAGAGCTGCTTGGCATGCTGCTGGTATGTTATATTTCTCTGAGGAAGACTTAGTTACTCGTTTATGGAGCGGCGCAGTGTCTAAACAGATACTACTATGTGCAAGAGCTAATATACCTGTAGTACATCATTGTTGTTTTCCTCATCTACAACCAGAGTTAGCACAACTAACAGATGATTTTGTAACTTTTCATTTAGATATTGAAAAAAGAAAAGACCCTGCACCAGATAACTCTCATGCAGGGTTTACTAGTCATTTAAAATTAGCTAAACTTATCTTGAGCAAAATTCAGCAAACTCTTTAATTTCTTCCCACTTAGCATCTTCATCTTCTAAATTCTGTTTACGAACTAAATTAGCTACTTTAGTGATAGTAGTCACGGGGATGTCATACTGTTCTTTAATATCTTTTTTTAGTGCAGCAATAGCTTCGCGGATTGAGTCAGCTTGAATAATCAAGTCTACAATTCGGTTAATTTCAGTTTTAATCTCTTTTTTAATTGCGTCGTCCATGTATTTTCCTATTTTAAAAGTTTGTCTTAGTTTATTTGGTCTTTTTAACGCTGTTGATATATGCTCTGTAAACTGCTGCTGCTGATGTTTTGTCAGCTGCCTTGGCTCGCTGTTCCATAGCCACTGCAGCCTGTACTTTATGTGCATGACTACGCCCACTATTCTTTATCTTAGAAATACTGCTACGTGCATTCTCCACGGTGGTAAACTTCAAACCTTTGATAGTGCCCTTGGGATTTTCATCAGTGTACAAGTCGCTGTGTTTTTTACTGTTTGCTGGCTGTCCTGGTTTTCTAGCTACTCTTGAGTTTTCCATATATATATATTCCTATCTTACTACTTTAAAAGTTTGCCTTACTTTTTCAGGTTTACGTCTGATTAATTTTTGTTCAGATAGAGCTTCTAGTATGTTTTTGAAAAGGCTCATACTGATTTTAGTAGTGTCTTCTTCTGCTTCTGTATAACGAACTAAAATCTTTTGGTGTAGAATGTTCAAAGCAGCTACTACGTTAGCAGAGCCAATTACTCTACTACCCTTGAAGTCACCTTCAAGTCTACTATCTACTAGCTCCCATACGCAATTTTCCCAAACACTATAGTTTTCGTCGTCAAATACCTCTATAGGCATTCCACGTAACACTTTCCATACTATTTGAACTAGTTCATCAATGTTATACGGTTTCAAGAGAATAATCCTAAGGTTGTTAGTCTGCTAGCCAGTCATCACGATGATCACGATTGTAAAACCACATGATAGCTTTGGACATAAGTGTAGCCTGTATATCTTGAGGCTGCTGCAAAGCCTGTTCAAACTCACGTTTGAATAGCAGCCAAGGATTACGTAACGATGTTACTGGCTTGATCGAGCCGACATCTCGCTGGTTCCAGTGTTCACAACGCTTGGAAAAAGCTGGACTTGTGCAGAGTGTGAGTTCATTTTCGTGCAACTTAGGTTGCAACATTGTATATAGCTCTTTAAAAGCTACGCTTTTCTCGCTGTCACTCAACTGTGAAACAGCTACTCGACGAGCGTTACGTACTAGATCACGATAGGCATTACGTGCAGTAAGCTTGAAAAACATTTTTTCTTCCTCTTATTAATAGCATGAATTGGTGGAATTGGTCAATTATTTTTTCATTTTAATTGTACTAGAATATAGACGTTCTAGAATTCGCCTAAACTCAGCAAATAGATTGAGTTTATCATCCTCTTCTGTGATTAGTCTAGAGTGTAATTCATCTAGATCAGTTAAAGCACGTTCGAAAGGGGATCTATGTTTCATTACTTGATTCTTTTATTAGAGTTAATTAAACAGTGAGTTAAATGTAACGTATTTTATAGAGATAAGCAAGAATTATTCTATCTCAGTAAAACTTTGAGATATATGCTTCTCGCTCTAGAGATAACAGTATAAACGCACGAACACGATTTATACAGCTAGTAAGATTGAAGTGAGCAACTAACTTGTAGTACTCAGTTTCAAAAACGCTATAGTCTGTAGAGTATAAAGCGTCTACATTAATATTATAAGCTAGCGGGCTGGGACTTGGTTTATAGTATTCTTTAGGCATATTCAATCTATTCCTAGTTCCATATAGCCATATATGAGGCTTACTATCTAACATTAATAGATTATCATCAGTAGGATTTGCGTGCTTACCATGGTTATATATGAACATATACTTATTTATATAAGCTTTGGAGCTAATCCATTCATTTATTAATAGTTTAACACTAGGATTACGAAAATATCCTACAGTATGGTAAGAGCAATAGCTAAATTTCCAGTTATTTAGTTTATTTCTTCTATGAGCATAAGCGTCTATATTAAATACAGTTTGTAGTTCTGGTAAATCTAAAGGATGAGCTATAAATTCTGGAGTCATTTGTTGAAAGTTAGGATTCCAGTACACTTCAGGATGCGCTGCTAGTATACGATATATAGCACTACCACGCATACCTGGACTATACCATAGAACCATAAGCTTATCTAGCATACTACTAATCTTTATATATGAGTCAAGAATGTAGGAGGATAATCAAAACCATCATTTGCCCAAAAGGTGTGCTCATTATACCAACGAAACATAGGTAGACGAGACCAATAATAATTAATGCGGTCTACACAAGCATTATATTCAGTAAAAAATGGACGATCTAGAGAAAGCATATCTCTTGCTTCTTCCATCCATGCATGGGCAAGCCAAGGATTCCAACGAGAGACATTTTCTGCTTCACGAATAGTGCGACCAAAACTCCAAACAACATATCCTGGAGCTGTGTATTTATTAGGTAGACTTTGTTTTTTAGCCATGAGCAATTCCTTTAGTATCTAAGATGTGGTAATAATGATCTACAATATCTACAACCATGCGAGCAGCAAAGAATTCTTCGCCTTTATTTACCATCTCATAGTAGTCTGTTAGCGCTGAGTAACAGTCTTCATTCTTAGCAGATAGATTCTGTAGTACGTCAATAGCTTCTTGTAGTTTAGGGCGTTTATGCATTATTAACCTTTATTATTTGTATACATTACTTATAATAGTTGATATTTAGCCTATTTAGCAAGCAGTAAGTTAATTATCATGATAGCTTTAGTAAAACTTTGATATATAATTGTCTCTTTCTGTAGATAACAATATAAACGAACGAACGCGATTTATACAGCTAGTAAGGTTAAAGTGAGCAACTAACTTGTAGTACTCAGTTTCAAAAACGCTATAGTCTGTAGAGTATAAAGCGTCTACATTAATATTATAAGCTAGGGGATTATAGCTTGGATTGATGTAGTGTTTATCTACACCTAACCTGTCTATAGTACCATAAAGCCATATATGAGGCTTATCATCTAAAGTTAGTAAACTACTATCTTTATACATCTCAGCTGGATGACTCATTACAAATAATTTTTTATCTAAATAAGACTTAGACGCAATCCACGCTTTAATTGCTTTATAGGTGTTAACATTATCTATATCTATACGACCAGTAGTATGATAAGTTGTGTATGCAAACTGTAAGTAATTAATATTCCCTATACGACCTGTTACATTTTTACTAGCATCTGGAGAATTAAAGCCTGCCACAGATTCTGGTAAGTCTAAAGGATGTTGTAATATTTCGTGGGATGATTGTTGAAGTTTATAATTCCAATACACCTCAGGATGCGCTGATAGTATGCGGTATACAGAGTTACCCCGCATAGCCGGCCAATACCATATAATAATAGCTTTTTTTTTAATTATCTTATTATAGTCTATATCCATATTATAAATACTTACTTATCAAAAAAGCTAGGATCATAATAATGAAATTTACGTAAAGATTCTTGTATTTCTAATGTTTTTTTTATATATACCCATACTCTGTCTATTTGAGATGTTAAATTAAAGTATTTTATTACTTTAATATATTCTGATTCAAAATTATCATAATTTTCAGAATACAGCATATCTATATTAACGTTAAAAGCTGCAGGTATACTAAGAGGTTCTATATAAGTAGAGTCAAATAAAGGTCTATTGAGCGTACCATACATAAATACAAACGTTTTATCATTATTGTATAATTTTTGTATGATTCTATCTATATGCGGTCTATGTGTTTTTTCAGGAGTATAGTGACTTACTAAAAACAATAGTTTGTCCTGATAGTGTTTTTCTCTAATATACGGCAATAAAGCAGTAGTTTCTAAGATATGCATTTTATTTCTAAAGTTAGTAAAAGCTGCATATCTATACATATCCTCATAACGACCTAATCCAGATATGCGGCATAGCTCATCTTCTGTAGCTAAGGAATCATATTGACTAGCTTTAAAATAAGAATCACTTTTATATCCTAAGTTATCTGGTAAGTAATAAACTTCTTTATGTGCTTGCATTATATTACAAAAACTATTTCCTCGCAACCCAGGATCAAAAAATATAGGAAAAACTTTATTTTTAAATTGTGGAGAAAATAAAACACTATCTAACATTTTTTCTAGATATTGGTCTGCATTTTTACGTGTAGATATATACTTAATTTGTTCAATATGCTTATCTTGTAGTTGTTCTTCTATCCACTGCATTAGTAGCATAAACTCCTTAATGGATTGATTGATAAAAAGTAAACTTTTTATTGACTAATTGATACTATCATACTATAATTATAACATGTATGCAAGTGAAAAATATGTTCGACATGAAGTCAGAGAACTTCGTAGTTTAGTAAATGAATCATCTT